CGCCTGCTATTATGGCGACAATTATCGCACGCATAGTCCCGTTTATCCCTGCCGACGCGGCATAGATACCGTAGCCTGTAAGGCAGACTATTCCTGTACACACAATCTTCCAGTCTATTTTCTGTTTTTTTTTAGTCATTATATTGCTATTAGTTTTTTCATTTTAATTAAGTAGTTCTGCAACAAATATTGTTCCTGCAATAAAAAGGATAATACATAATAAACCTTTAAATGCTCCTTTAATCATATGAGGAATATATCTTAACCTAAATTCTCTTAATTTCATCTTATCTCACCTCCTCCACCTGTCATAAAATTAGCAATCCTTCCTCTTTCTACTATTAACTGAGACCTTGCTTTTTGAACTCTTGTCTCAACTTCCTTTCCTTTTCCAAGCCATGATTTATAAGAAACAAGTGCGGTCTGATGTATCGCGCTTTCTGATTTATTAATATCTTCTTCAAGATCATTAAGCATTAATAGCGCTTCCTGAGGACTGATTATTCCAGTTTGAACACCAGAACCTATGAGTGTTATAGTCTCCCTTTGATTAACTATAGAAGTTTCTAAATCTGATATTCTCCCATTAATTGCTGAAACTACAATTCCACCAACAAAACATGCCTTAAGAAGCTTTGATGATGCTATTGTTGAGAACATTCCTGTCTTGACTGCAGGAGCTGCTATTGCTACCTTTGCAGCTGCGGCAGGAGTTAGACTTCCTATTGCCCCTGCAGGAATTAATGAGAAAGCATAATAACCCCCTGCAACTGTTGCAGCCGCTACAGTAGTAAGTCCTAAAACCTTGCCGATATTTGTGGCTGCAAATTCTTTATTAGATATTGTTCCAATGTCTACTCCTATCAGATTTAATCCTTTGGAAATTATATTAGCCATTGATGTGGGAATAAATGTGCCAATACCTGCAACTTTTTCTATTGCTCCTCTTTCTGGTGCTTCTACCCCTGCTTCTCTGGCTTCCTGCTCTGCGAACAATCTCTCTGCTTCTTTCCTCTCTAATATTCCACTTATAGTTTGTTCAATAAGAGGTGCTCCTGCTTCTAATAATTGCCCTGATGGCCTTAACTGCTGTAATTCTTCCTGAGTTTGTGGCATAGGTATAAACTCTGGAACTTGTCCTGTCGCTATTTCAGGGTCAATGGTAGTAACCATCCCTGTTTCTGGGTCAACTTGTGTTCTGGGGAATCTGGCTATATTAGGGTCTCTCGGGTCTCCCACTATAACTCTCTGTCCTCTTCCTCTCTTCTGAGTTATTACTTGCTCTCCTGGCGCTACAGTTATTTTCTCTCCCCCTGCTTCTATGACTCTACCTTTTCCAGTCTCTGTTGTAACTACTCCTCCCTCACCACGTGGAGCAAGAACTGTTCTTCTTCGAGGAAATTGGGGAACAAATCCCTCTTCTTCTTTTTTCTTTTTCTTTGCCATTATCTTTCTCCCTCAATATTTACTTTAGTATCATTAGGCTGAAAACCTGTTTGAGCTTGATTCTTTTGTTCTTGCTGCTGCATGCCCTGCATCATGCTTGGCTGTTTATTAATCTTAATTCTAATGCCTAACTGATTCCATAAATCAGCTTCCACTTCCTGAATTTCTCTTGCCCATACAGCCTCATTAGAAAACAATCCAACTTTAGCTGATGCTTCTGTATTATCCTGTGTTCCCCCAACTGCGGCCCTGTTTATTCCTAACTGCTTGTAAAACTGGTCTCCTAAATAGTTAATCCATGCGAGGCGTGCTTGAGTTGCGGGTGCTGTTAAATCTACAAATTCATAATCTTTTTTATTTCCAGGAAAAAGTGCAACGTCTCCATTCTTTATTGCATCTTTATAATCTCTCTTAAGATTAGCCAGTCTTGTTGGGTCACTTTCTTCAACATAAAGAATTCTAACAGTAGAACGATGTTCAATTCTTTTAGTATCTCTCCTTGCTTCTTCAAGAGCTTCTATCACCCACTCAACTGCTTCTGTCGTCGCTGTTCCGTGAGGCTCATCTGCTATTCTGTCGTTGCAGAAATGAAGAATCTCCCAAGGGTCAAAGCTCTTTTTATTCCCATTATGCTGGGTATATTCATATTTCACTATTACTTTCTGCTCACTCATGACATGAGCCATTCTTTCAGGGTCTAAAACTTTAAGATTAATGAGTTCCCCTGTTTCTTCTATATCCTCATCTCTTACAATCTCAGCATAAGAATCTCCATTAAACTTCTTAACTACAATCATGTTCCATATAATTGATAAAAAGGTATCTTCCCCCCATCCTGTTATATTCTTTAATTGAACTTCCTGAGGAGATGTATACCCCTGCCCGATAACCAATGTAGAGAAAGAATTAATTGCTGATTTGTATTCTCCGATTTTGCTGTAAAATCCATAGTATTTAGTAAAATTTTTATTAATCCATTTGTTTTCTTTCTGAGAGAATGCTCCGTCTGTGCTTTTAGTGTCCTGACTGTAATCAGTAACTCCGCTTAAAGGAAGTGTGCTTGTTTGTGTTATGTCGTGTTCCATTTTATACGTCTACTACGAAAGGAATAAAAAAAGCTACTTGTGTTGGGCCGTTTGTTGCGATTACCTGTTTTTCTTTATCTACTGACCCTGGAAATGGATGCAATTTGTCTGACCTATTTAGTGGGTCTGTTCCTATTCCTGCGAGAATAGATTTATTTTGTGATGAAGCATGTTTTATGAATCCTTTTATAGTAATTCTTAGTGTATCTCCTTTCTTAAAATGTTTTGCTGTTGTTTGGTTTACTATTATTGTTGAAATGTAACTTACAGAGCTGTGTTGTGCAGGGGCAGATGAGTAAATTTCTTCTGTTGTGGCTGTGCTTCCCATAGGAGTTTCAGATGAGCCGTCATAATGATAAACATCTGCTGTTGCCTTCATAGTTAAAGTTTCAGTTCCAGTTGCTAATATATTGCAGCCAAAAGGAATTTGGATAAATATTTTTCCTTTTACATTTCGTGGCAGATTAAATGTTATATCAAAGTCCAAATCATACATTTCATCATAAGCGTTGTCATCTGCCACCATAATAGCCACGCCGTTTTTATGTATAGTTCCCGCATACACACTTGAAGAATTGGTTACTCCCAGTGTTTCATTAGCATTAAATCCGTAGTAAACCTCATAACCTAGTCCATTTGCAATATCAATCCAATCATAACTTGCTATTGCGCTTGGGGGAACTGGGAATTTCTGAGGTAATACCATCTTATGCTTTTTGGACAAATGCTCTCTTGCCCTGTTCTTTTAATTGTGCGATAGCCATGTTAAACTGGTCTTTCAGAACATTCACTTTATGGATTGCTGTGCTTCTTCCTATTGCGTCTGGGTCATAGTTAATTGCCTGGATAGCAACATAAGAAGAAGTTGCTATTGTAACTATATATTTGGTATCAGTATCTAAAGTTCCATAATTATCACTCCAGTTATACTCTGTTAATGTATTGATAAGAGATTCTGCATGAAGGAGAGCTGCGGTTTTCATGACATCTGTGTAACTTGTTGACACATTTGCCCCTGCCTGTTGGTCTATTTCAGCTTCGGTTGCAGTTATTCCTGTGAATGCCATATTACATCCATGAAATAGAAGTATTTAGAGTTTTCTGATTTGCGAGGTCTGCCGCCCTCATCAATCCCTCAACAATATGCTTGTCTCTTCCTATTATTTTTATCTTGCTGTTAATATCATCTGTTTTTGGAAATTCCAGTCTTATTGACCTAAGACTTGCTATTACATCATCATTTTTAAGAAGTAATATCTTTTTATTATACATCATGGCTTTAAGATTATTGTAGTAATCTATTCCTTTAAGGGTTTGTTTTTTCTGTCCATATTTATCCAGAGCAATAGCCCTGTTGTTCATTGCTACAAGTTTATTTTTTAGTTCATGAATAATCATAAGATTATCAAAAACCCCAACCCCAAGAGACCCGCTTCCTGCGTCAATTCCAATCTTCTCATAATTAACTGACCTGTTCAGCTCTGTTATCTTATCCTGTGTCTGATTTGTGAAGGTTTTTTGTGTTGTCTGTGAATCTACATGATAAATCTTGTCTCCAACCTTACAAACATCCTCAAAAGCACTCGGGTCATACATTCTCCCAATATCAACGCCTAAATACCTCTTCCCTCTCATGTTAGGGTTTTTATCTAAAATACAAGCTATTTTTATTAGCTCATCATCAAAGAAACGCTGAATATCACTAAGAAACCTTCCAAGATATTCGTTAGCATATTCTTCCTCTGTCATATCTTCTTTTTCTTCTGCTAATATTCTTATTGCCCCGTCTCTCTGCTTCTGTGTCCAGGAATCACAGATTGGGCGGTCAAACAAAACCTCTTCGCTGTTTTTATACCATACTTTATATCTTGCATGCGGGTCTTTTTTGTTATATGCTCTGTCAAATTGTTCGTAAAAATAACCTTCATCTTCTGCAGGAGTTCCCCACATCCATATCTCTCCATCATTTGTGCTTATTATTGGGCGCGCAGCTTTCCACATCATTGAAGGCTGCCATGGTGCCTCATCAACTCCTAAAATATCTCCATCAAATCCTCTAACTGCATTTCCAGTTTGTCCAACTGGCCTGACTTTAACCTGACTCTTATTTTTTAACATTATCTGAGTAAGTGTTGGTTTGTTTTTCCCTGCTGCTATCATATTCTTATAATTTCTGTGAAGATATTCCAAACAAATCATGATTATCAACTTTGCCTGGTCTTCTGTGAGTGAAACGAACACTATTTTAACACCAGGCTGTGCCACCATCCTCTCAGCAGCTTTTATTGAAAAGATTTCAGTTCCGCCGATTCGCCTTCCCTTACATAATAGAATATCTCCCCGATAATCAAGTATTTCCTGCTGCCATTTGTCTAACTGGATTTTCATTATAATATTTTAGGATTTTAATATTTTTAAAATTTTTGTCAGCGGGGATAAGCGAAATTGCTATTACTAAGTAACAACTCTCGCAAGTTTTAGGCACTACACACAGTTTTAGGCACTACACACAGCACGGTCTATAGCCACTGAGTTATTCGGTGTACCGAATAACTATACAACCTATATACTCTAATATATATGTTCAAATGACATCCTCGATTTAGGCACTACAGGGCAAATAGGTCAAATT